GCGTCGCCGTCGGCGATGTCTTCGAGCGAGGTGCGGACCACGCCCTTGCCCGCATCGACGAGGAAGCCCAGCAGGCTGAACAGCACGGGGTTGGGCGGGTTGTACGGCAGGGGCATGGCCAGCTTGCGCACGTCATCGACGTTGAGGCCGCCCTCAATCTCCTCGACCTGACCCGGCTGGATCGTCAGCGACTGGCCGCCAGCCGTGCCGCCCTTGAGCTTGAGCATGGTCTGGCTGTTGCTGATGTGCGCCGCGTCGAGCAGCGCACGCAGCGCGCCAGTGGCCGCGCCGCTCAGGCCGCCGATCATGTGCGGCAGGCCGATCGGGTAAGCGCCGCGCCACGGGATGAACGGGAACTCGACGAACCACTGCAGCTCTTCGCGGCTCTCGTCGCCCTCTTCCCAGTTGCGATAAATCGCAAGTACCTTGCCGCTCACCTTGTCGATGGTGATGATGTACGGCAGCGGCTCCTCGTCCACCTCGGCGATGGCGATGGTGGCGTAGACCTCGAAGACGATGCGCAGGCCGTCCTCGTTGTAGCTGGTCTGGTCGCGGCCCTCGATCTTGTCGTTGGCCTGCGCCGCCACTGACTGCTCAGGCTCCATGCCTGCGGGCGTCAGGTCGATGTCGCGGTACATGCCGCTGCGCACGCGCTGCTCGTAGTCGAGCTGCGTCAGGTACTGGACGTGCGTCTTGCGCTGCGCCGAGTAGAAGTTGGTCGCAGCATACGGCAGGTACATTTCGTCGATGCCGACGAACAGGAACGTCGGGCGGTTGCGCCGCTCGTCCCAGCCCAGCTTCATGTACTGCGCGCCGCCCAGAGGCACCTGCGTCATGAGCTGCTCCAGCTCGGCGCGGGTCTCTTGGCACTGCACGGTCATCTGCCAGTTGAGCAGGGCCGCCTTGCGCTTGGCCTTCTCGACCTTCTTCTGCGTGGGGTCGCCGACGATGTTGTCGCGCGCCGGGCCGCCAGCCGGGAAGATTTCCTTCATGGCGCGGGCCGCGAAGTCCACGCAGGCCTCGGTCAGCATGGGGTGGACGACCTTCGACGCGCCTTGGAACTGCGCGCCGCCGGGGGCGTCGTCGCCCAGACCGGTGCGGCGGATGCCCTCCTCGTACTGCTCGTCGCGCTTCTTGCGCGCGTCCTTGTCCTTGCCGATCAGGTCGAGCAGCGTCGAGGACAGGCTGGCCAGCTCGTACTCCGGCAGCGTCTCGGCGAGGTTGTCGTAGAACTCGCTGTCGCCCGGAGCCGGGCCTTCCTCGTCGAGCGTGACGATCGCGCCACCGTCCTCGGTGTCCTCGACGTCGTCGTCCTCGCCGGGGAGGTCGAAGTACTCGCCCTCGGGCAGCTCGTCTTCGGGCAGCGCCTCTTCGTCCATGCCTCAGTCCTTCACGCGGCGTATGGGTTGTTGACCACCTTGGGCGGCGGCCTGTGATACTCAGCCTTCTTGGTCTTTAGCACGGAGACCAATCCCTTGTCCACGCAGAGCCGGACGCACTGCGTCATGGCGTCGACGTAGTCGTCGTGCTTGATGCTGCCCGGCCCGGTGAACGCGCACAATTGCGCCAGCATCGGCTCGATCCAGTTGCGCGGTCGGCCCTCGAACTTCTCGCTCTCTGGCAGCCAGACGCGCTTGCGTGCGAAGATGTGGCTGACCATGTGCAGGCGCGCCAGCTTGTCGGCGCGTCCGGGGTTGTAGGCGTAGGCGAGGATGCCCTCGCGCTCCAGCATCTGGCGCAAGCTGATGCCGCTGCCCTTGTCCTCGATCAGCAGCATGTCGGGCTTGCGGCCCGAGGTCATGGGCTTGCTGCTGCCGAACATGGGCTTGATCAGCGCCTCGTCCTCGTCCCCGCCGTAGGGCGTGTTCAGCTCGCGCTTCACGCGCTTGATCAGGTCGGGCATGCCGAGTTGGTCCGACCAGCAGTCCAGCACCATGAGGTGGCTGTGGCCCTCCTTGTCGTGGAAGCTGCCCATCACGACGCAGGCCGTGCTGTCCGGGTCGCCCTTCTTCTTGTCGTAGGTCGCCTCGGTGAAGGCGGTGTCGAGCGACATGATGATGTAGTCGAAGGCTGGCAGCGCGCGCTTGGCGGGCCACAGGCGGAAGTCGCTGCGCTTGACGATGCCTGCCTCTTCCGGGTCGATCAGCTCGCCGTACAGCTCCTGCCGCCCGATCGTGGTGCCCTCGTACTGCTCAAGCTGCTTGAAGAAGCTGTCGGGCAGGTTGGCCTTGTTGTCGAAGGTCGAGCCGCGCACGATCACGCGCTTGTCCTGCGGCTTGCTCAGCTTGCGGATCAGCTCCTTGGGCTTGGGCGTCGTGGTCCACAGCACCTGCGGGTTGGCCCCGAGGCGCAGGCCCATCATGGCCATGTCCCATGTGTCCTCGTCGTACTGCCACGCGGCCAGCTCGTCGAACCAGCCGCGCGTGTGCTGCGGGCCGCGAAGCCGCTCGGGCTTCTCCGCCGTGAAGCCACGGATCGTGCTGACGCCGCCGACGCAGTTGCGCATGCGGATGATGGTGTCGGACTTGTTGTATTCTACCAGCAGGTCGGCTGGCAGCACGGACAGGATGCCGCTCTCGCCCTCGAAGCAGGTGAACTTCACGTCCTGATAGGTCGGGGCGATCACGCAGCTATCGAAGCCGCTCGGGTCGAGGAACGCGGCGCGCGTGATCCACTCCGCGCCGACGCGTGTCTTGCCGAAGCCGCGCCCGGCGAGGTAGCCGCATTCGGTCCAGCCGCTGAAGGGCGGTATCTGGCTGGCACGCGCCGTGTGGCCCCACTTGGCCTGCCACTCGGTGTATGTCTTGACGTAGTCGTCGGTGGTGACGACCTCCTGCGGGTCGATCGTGACTACGCGGCCATCAGCGAGGCTGAGCGTGGCGAGGGTCATTCGCCGCCCCAAGGAAGGGCAAGCAGGCGCTGGTGCGCGGCCCCAAACAGAAACGCGCACGCGTGCATGTCGCTGTCTTTGCCGCCGCCGAAAGTGTCGTAGCCCTCCGAACCCGCCGTCGCGACGACGATCGTGTCCACGTCGCCGTAATCCCCGCGCTCGATCATGTCCGCGATATTTCGGAGCATGGTTACGGGGTCTTTGTAACTGGGCGGTTTGATCTCGCCAACCACCTTAAGTTCGGGGGCAGTCATCAGGCGTTCCGGTACAGGCTCAGCGCTTCGCGGAGCTGCGCGCAGGTCTCGCGGATCTTGTCGTAGCGCTCGTTGGACTGGTGCAGGGCGTGGTCGAGGGCGTCGCGCTCGCGCTGCAAGCGAGAGAGGCGACCCTCAAGCTCGCGGATGCGACGCCACGGGTTCCAGATCACTGGTCGGTCTTCTTCGTGAGCAGCGCCTCGGTCAGCGCGGAGAGGACCATCGGGTCGACCGGCTTGGCTTCGACCTTGAGCGTCTCGCCTTCCTTGTTGCCGATGTTCACGTCCTGCTTGTCGCCGTACTTCTTGGGGTGCCACTTGGCGAGCAGCTTGAGGCGCAGCTCGGCCCGGTTCTTGGACCATGCCACGGCGGCACTGTCGATGCGGCCCTGCGAGGTCTTGCCCTCGTCGTCGACCTCGACGATGCGCAGCGGCTCCTCGTCGATGATGCGCAGCGCGTCTTCCGCGATGACATCGGCACCAACGTCACGCGCCTCCGCGTACGCGATGGCTAGACCTTCGTCTGCGCGTACGTGCTTCGCCCAAGCAGTCGGATGGAAACCAAGCTCACGTCCAAGCGCCGCCAGCGTCTCGCCCTGAGCGATACGCGACAGCACTTCCTCAATGACAGCGGGGGTGATCTTCGCCGGGTACGGCATCTGCATGCTCCGTATTGGTCACAGGCTTCCAGTGGCACGAGAGATACGCTCGATTGCACGCCAGCGCAAGCCCACCCTCAATTGGTCCGAGGTTTGGCCGCCAGCAACCCAGCCAACAGCGCTGCAGCATTTGCAGCACTAACTGCAGCGTGCAGTGGTGCTGCGTGCTGCAATCTAATTTTCTTCAACACCCCAGTAACAGCCACTGGGGCATGGTATACAGAAGAATGTCTCTTGTATACCATACCCAGTACTCCTGTTGCTGGGTAACACTTGACCCCAGTACGCTGCGGTGCCATAGTGCAAGATCCCAGTAACAGGAGGTCCAAATGGATCACATAGAAGCCAAACGCGAAGAAGCCCGCAAGCACAAGGGCGTCTGGTACGACGTTCGTGCCGATAAGT